CCCTATAATGTTAATTATGAAAGTGAAAGTGGAATGAAAATAGAAAATGATAACCTAGGAGATGATGATTTTTATAATTTATTAATAGGATCCTTTACCAACATGTATGAAATAGCAAAGGAAGGTACTCCTATTTACATATTCCATGCAGACACAGAGGCCTATAACTTCAGGAAGGCTTTTATGAATGCAGGGTTTAAATTATCCCAGGGATTAGTATGGGTTAAGCATTCAATGACCATTGGGAGGCAAGACTACCAGTGGAGACATGAATCTATCCTATATGGCTGGAAGGAAGGTGCAGCCCATAAATGGTATGGTCAAAGGAATAAGGACACTGTAATAGAAAACGATATAGATATAAAGGACTTGTCCAAAGAAGAATTAGTAGAATTAGTGGAGCAGCTCCTGGAGAGCTTACCAGGAACCATAATAAGGTTTGATAGACCAATGAAGAACGACCTACATCCTACTATGAAACCATTGGGACTACTAGGATACCTTATAAGAAATTCAAGTATAGAAGGAGACCTGGTCGTAGATCTATTTGGAGGAAGTGGAAGTACATTAATAACATGTGAGCAGATGAACAGGATATGTTACACCATGGAGCTGGATCCAAGATATTGCGATGCAATAGTAAAAAGATATATTGCATTAGTAGGAGATGAAGAAGTAAAAGTAATCAGGGATGGACAAACAATACCTTATACTAGATTGGAACCTTAATTAATAGGTTCTTTTTTGTTGCTCTAATTAAGGGGTGAGGATATGGAAGACAGAGCGAAAAATATTGCACAGATTGAGAAGTCCATATTCAAAGCTGCTGTTGGATATGAGTATGAGGAAAGTGAGATCAAAGCTAATAAGAGAGGCAATACCACAGAAATCAGGAAGGTGAAAAAGCATAAAGGGCCTGACATCAAAGCTGCTGTAGCTTACTTGAATTTATTTTGTAGATAGTGACGACATAATTGCAGAACTTAAAAGAGTTGGAGGGAGGGGTATGAGCAATGATACTTTATGGCTAGAGATAAAAAAAGAATATTTAAAAAGAAGAGTAGAAGGCGAGAAGGTCAAACTAGCAGACCTGGCCAAGAAATATGGGGTCAAAGCCTCTACCCTCAGATCTAGGAAGAACCGAGAGAAGTGGGACGAATTCCTGGAAAATGTTGCAACAAAATTTGAGGACTGTTGCAACACTGCTGCCACGGATAATGATGATAGTAGCAAGGGTGGCCATAAAGGTACTAAAAATACAGACAAAATACCCGAAACGGACACCAAATTAGCTGAATTGGACACTGAAACAAGGAAAAAGATAAGGAGAAGCATTGGTCAGCTTGGTAATAAAAATGCTATAGGGAACAAAGGTGGCCCAGGAGCACCAAAGGGAAATAAGCTAGCCGAAAAGCATGGATTTTATGCTAAACACCTTCCGGGAGTAACACTTGAACTATTTGACAAGATAGAGGAAATGGACCAGCTGGACCTTTTATGGGATAGTATTAAACTGAAATATGCTGCCATAATAAGAGCTCAATCCATAATGTTTGTAGAGGACCAGGAAGATATAACAGCCTACCTGAAGAAACACAAGGTTATAAAAGGATTAAGTTATACCGAAGAAAAAGAATGGGAGATCCAATTCCCGTGGGACAAGTATGCTACATTTCTACAGGCTCAATCGAGAGCCATGGCCGAGTTAAGAGGATTAATAAAGCAATATAATGAGTTGGTAGATAGAGGGCTGGCCACGAAGGAGCAGGAGCTACGAATACAAAGGCTGCAGCTTGAAATAGACAACATGCTTGGCGAAGATACAGGAAAAGAAACAGAGGAATGGGTGAAGGCCATAGAAGAAATTGCAGCAAAGAGGAGACAGGAAGATGGATAAGGCTATATTGACACTCATTGATAGTTACTGGGATAATCCTGTATGGTTTGCAGAGGATATGCTGGGCTTTTATCCAGATCCATGGCAAGAAGAAGTATTAATGGACCTGGCAAAACATCCCAAGGTATCAGTTAGATCTGGTCAAGGAGTAGGTAAGACTGGACTGGAGAGTGTGGCCATAACATGGTACCTATGCACAAGACCATTTCCTAAAGTAATAGCAACAGCTCCAACGAGGCAGCAATTATATGATGTCCTATGGGCAGAGATAGCAAAGTGGCTATCCAAATCAAGAGTAGAAAAACTGCTCAAGTGGACCAAGACTAAAATATACATGAATGGCTACGAGGAACGCTGGTGGGCAACTGCCAGGACTGCAGTAAGGCCAGAGAATATGCAAGGGTTCCATGAGGACTATATGCTATTTGTAGTAGATGAGGCCTCTGGGGTAGCTGATAATATCATGGAAGCTATACTGGGAACTCTTACAGGTTATGAAAATAAGCTTCTACTATGCGGGAATCCCACCAAGACAAGTGGGATATTTTATGACAGCCATAACAGCGATAGGGATATGTATAAGACTCACAAGGTATCCTCTTTAGATAGCCCAAGGACATCCAAAGAAAATATAAGAATGCTGCAAAAGAAGTATGGCATAGATAGCGATGTCTATAGAGTTAGGGTCTTGGGAGAATTCCCTAAAGGCGAGTCTGATAGCTTGATTTCCCTAGAGGTAGTAGAGCAGGCAACAGAGACTATAGTAGATATCAGCAAGGCCTATACATTAAATGTCGGTGTCGATGTGGCCAGATTTGGAGATGATAAGACGATTATAGCTCCAAGGATAGGCAATAGGGTATTACCTTTGCAGCAATACTCTAAAAAAGACACCATGGAGACTGTAGGAAATATCATAAGAACAGTCGAAGAACTTAAGGGCAAACATACTCAAATAAATAAGGTTATCATCAAAATAGACGATGATGGCCTGGGTGGTGGTGTTACCGATAGGTTAAGAGAAGTAAATAGACAGCAGAGACTAGGATATATCATTGCACCTATAAAGAATGGGTCCAAGGCCAATGATCCAGACCATTATTATAATAAAGCTGCAGAAATGTGGGACAACTTAAAAGAGTTGCTGGATGAAAACTTCTCTAAATTCCTACAGGGAGAGCCAGGAGTAATAGAGCTGCCTAAAGACGATGCATTAATCAAGCAATTGTCTAACAGAAAATTCAAGATAGATAGTAGAGGAAGGATTGAACTAGAAAGCAAAGACCAAATGAAGAGAAGAATAGGAGAATCACCAGACAGAGCAGATGCTGTTATATATTCATTTGCAGATGGTGACTATGTAGATCTATCACTATTGAAGGGAGGGAAGTTGTATGATTAGAGAGAAGTTACTGAAGCCATATCATTGGTTCAGGAGAAAAGTATCTGGCGAAATGATGAGAAGGATAACAGGCTCCACTTATATCACTTATTCATTGGACGACTCCAAGGTAGACTATAAAATGGCCAGGGAGTTATACCAGAACAAGAATCCAAAATATGAGCTAGGAGCTGCATTCGTAAAGCCAGTGATTAATTCGACCGTAGGCTTTATGGGAGTCCCTCACTTCACCATAGAAGATGAAGAAGCACAAGAAGTCCTAGACGATTTTGTGCTGGAGAATACCTCTAAAATGATAAGGACTCATAGCAATGCCTTAAAGCTAGGGGATTGCTATGTATGGATAACTAGGGAGAAGAGGAAGAATCCTCTATATCCAGAGAAGGAAGAAAGACTGATATATAATATCATCCCTCCTGAAGAAGTTAAGGATATAATCCTGGATCCTATTACAAGGGAACCTATAGCCTATATCCTGGAGAGTAAACACGAATGGACCGAAATAGATGGCAGCAAGAGGAGTTGTACAATAACACAGAAGATAACTGCAGAAAAAAGGATAATAGAGATAGTAGGAGACCGACCAGAAGGCATAGAGGCTGGTGAGTTTGATAATCAATGGGGTTTTATACCTATAGTCCATTTTAAAAATGAGCCAGACGAAACCATGAAGTATGGCCAATCGGATATAGAACCTATAGCTCCATATATTAAGGCCTACCACGATGTAATGCTCCATGCACTTAAGGGATCTAAAATGCACAGTACTCCAAAGCTAAAGCTTAAGCTTAAGAATGTAACGGAGTTCTTGGCCAATAACTTTGGCATAGAAGATCCAGTGAAATTCGCCAAGGAAGGTGGCACCATTAACCTGGATGGCCATGAGATATTATTCTTCACAGAAGGAGAAGATGCCGAGTTTATAGAGGCTAAAAGTGCTACTGGAGATGCCAAGGACCTATTAAAACTTATATTCTACTGTATAGTAGATATATCAGAGACACCAGAGTTTATATTTGGGGTTCATACACCAAGTGCATTGGCCAGTGTTAAAGAACAAATGCCTATAATGGTCAATAAAGTCAGGAGGAAAAGGGAGCAGTTTGCAGAGCAATGGCAGCTACTAGCCAGAATGGTATTAGCCATGACCAGCCAAGTAAGAGGAGCAAAGTATGCAGATTATACTGTAGTTTTAGGATGGGATGAAGTAGATCCAAGAGATGATAAGGCCATGAGCGAGACATTAAAGAATATCACCACAGCCTTAAATACAGCACTTATGTCCAATATTATATCAGAGGAGTCCGCAGTAGACTTCCTAGCACAGTACATTGACACCATGTCCGAATATCAGTCTAATGATCCAGAAATAGTCGGAGAAAGAGAAAAGATAATGAGGACCAGAAGATTAAGAAATAGATACAGAGACTATGAAGGTTGGATAGATGAAGTAAGAGAGATAGACGAAGCCTTGATAGACGAGGATGAGGGAGATGAAGAATAAGAAAATAGGTACCAATATAGGAATAGACAAACTAATTGAGAATAGTGGTCCATATAAAAAATGGGCATTGCTGCAAAGAAGGGAGTTTATGGAGTTAAGATTGGACCAGGAACAGGAGATCAGGGCCATGTATGAGGAAGTCTCCAGGATAATAGCACAGGATATTGCCAAAGGTGGCCTTAATCCATTTGATGAGTTAAGACTTAAGAGGATCCAGCAGGAAATTAAGAAGATAATTGATGATCTTAATGGCCAGCTGACCATTAACTTTGATAGGCATATCAAGAGGAATGTAGAAGCAGGTTCCAGCTACTCTAAACAGGTCCTTATAGACATAGCTAAAAAGGCAGGAGCAACAAGATTATCTGTAGGGGTAATAGAAAATGCTTTCTATAGAATGAATACTAGAGCAGCAGAAGCTATGTGGTCCAGGAGTAGGTTTGGCCTTAAATTAAGCGACTATATCTGGAATAAAAACCAGAACTATAGAAGGAATATCAGCAGGATCCTAGTAACAGGTGTGGCCACTGGAGAGGATTGTGTAACAGTAGCCAGGGCCCTGGAGAAGTATGTCAAGCAAGGAGGCAAGACCTTTGCCAAGGACTATCCTAATATGATGGCCAGAATGCAAGGAAGAGTTCCTGAAGATATATGCTATGAGACCTTAAGATTAGCCAGGACCGAAATGACATCTGCCTTTGGTATGGCTACAATGAAATCTGCAGCAATGAATCCAAATAATAAGGGTGTTAGGTTTATTTTATCTGCAAGCCATCCAGAGTATGACATATGCGATGTATATACCCAGGCAGACGATTATGGCCTAGGACCAGGAGGCTACCCTATAGACCATGCACCAGACTATCCTTTCCATCCTAACTGTTTATGTATCATGACAGAGATACCAGAGGACATAGATGCAACTATAGAAAGGGTATCGAATTGGGCGAAGGATCCTGAAAGTGATCCACAAATGGAAAAATGGTACCAGGACAACTTCGAGAAGTTCCAATTCTTTTAATTTGTACTCCAAGAAAGGCCACAGTATTAGTTTAAGGAGGTGAAAATAGGAAATGTATATAAAACTATTAGCAGGCGAACAAAGACTTATACAGGGCGAAATAGACAGCGTAAATGCACTGCTTTCTAATATAAAGCCTAGCGACATACCATTGGCCAAAGGTGTAGACATAGACCAGATGAAACAGATGGACGAAGATCCACTGGAGGTAGTAGTGGAGATACCAGCTGGCAAGAGCAAAAGAGGCTGGAACTATACACCTAAAAGTCTTAAGGATATTGTAGACTATGTCATGGAGCATACTCTTAATGGGTTCCTTGGCCACCAGAAACCAGAAGACATATCTACAGAGTTCGTGCCACCAGTAACACACTGGATAGGTGCTGAAATGAGAGGGAATAATGCTTATTTCAGGGGATTAATAGATGCAGATGCTAAAAGCCTAAAGAGATGGATAAGGACCAATAGAATTAAAGAGGTCTCCATCTTTGGATTTCCTGAATTAAAGAA